CGCGCCGACCTCGACTGGCTGAAGGAAATGGGCCTTGTCCGCTTCGACGGCCAGGCTGCCCAATGCACCGAGCGCGGCATCGACGTCGCCCGCCTGCGCGCCAAGTTTCCGGGGTGGAACTGATGCTCACTGCCACTTTCGAGTGGTCGGTTCGAATCAATCTGACCAATAACCTGCGGGAAAAAATCGGAGCTGCTTTGCGTTCGCTGGCCTACCGGATCGATGGCCGGCTATCGCTGGCCATCGACATTGAAAGTACGCCGCCGCTGAGCCTGGAGCAAAAGGTCGAGTGCATCCAGTTCGCCAACCGGCAAATGAAGATGGCAGTGGCAGACACCGTCAAGACAGCCGCCGAGGAACGCGTTCTCGATGTGGTAATGAAAGAGAAACATGGCACGACCACCTGAAGAACGCATGAAGCTGCGCACCGCCTATATCGGCGGCCTGCCGCTGGAGGCCGCTGCCGACAAGGCCGGCGTGCCTTACGCCACCGCCCGCAACTGGTTCCGCGCGGCACGGGAAGAAGGCGACGACTGGGACAAGTTCCGCGCCGCCTCGCTGATCGTTGCCGGTGGCGGCATCGAGCAGGCCATGGGGCGCATCATCGCCGCCGGCTTGATGCGCTGCGAGGCGCTGCTGGAGCGCGTGGCGGAAACCGAAGATCCGATGTCGGCGGTTCAGGCCATGGCTACCCTGGGCGACACCGTTGCCAAGCTGAAGGCAGCCGGCAAGGGCATGATGCCCGAGGCTGACCAGCTCGCCATCGAGAACGGTGCCGTCAAGGCGCTGGCCGACCTGTTCATTCGCCTGCACCCAAAAGCTGCTGAGCAGATGCTGGCCACCGTCGAGGCCTGGGCAAATGGGCAGCGATGATCATGGCCAGCGTTAAAAAACTCACCGCCAAGGAAGCAAGTAACGACCTGGCCGCCTATGCGGCGCAGCTCCGCCAGCGCATCGAGGCCGAGGTCTCTGGCTTTTCGCCCGACCCGGTCGAGCGCAGCAAGCGGATTGCCAAGGCCTTCGATTCGTTCGAGTTCTTCGTTCAGACCTATTTCCCGCACTATGTACGCAGCCCGCACAAGTCCGAGCTGCACAAGTACCTATTCATCCGGCTGCCCGAGATCATCGCCAGCGAGAAGAGCGAGACGGATGCCATTGCCGCCCCGCGGGGCGAAGCCAAGTCGACGCTGGTGTCGCAACTGTTCGTGCTGTGGTGCCTCGTCACCGGGCGCAAGCGTTACCCGGTCATCGTGATGGACTCGATCGACCAGGCGTATCCGATGCTCGAAGCGATCAAGGCCGAGCTGGCATTCAACCCCCGCTTGATGTGTGATTTTCCCGATGCCTGCGGCGCCGGCCGAGTCTGGCAGGCGGCCACGATCATCACCGCCAACGACTGCAAGGTGCAGGTTGCCGGCTCCGGCAAGAAGCTGCGCGGCCTGCGTCACGGCCCTTACCGACCGGACCTCGCAGTGCTCGACGATATCGAGAACGACGAGCAGGTTCGCAACCCGGATCAGCGCGACAAGCTGCAGGCGTGGCTGTCCAAGACGGTGCTCCCCCTGGGCGGCGCTGGCGCCAAGTTCGACGTGGTCTATATCGGCACCATCCTGCATTACGACTCGGTGCTGAATCGCACGCTGGCAAACCCGATGTGGCGCTCCGCCAAATTCAAGGCGCTTCTCAAGTGGCCGAACAACATGGCCGCGTGGGAGAAGTGGGAAGAGATCCTGCGCAACGAAGGCGAAGCCCTGGCCGATGCTTACTACGGCATCCATCAGGCCGAAATGGACGCCGGCAGCATCTGCTCCTGGGCGGCTCGTCCGCTCCTGGCGCTGATGAAGATCCGCGCCCGAGACGGCCACGACACCTTCGACAGCGAATACCAGAATGACCCGGTTGCCGGCGACAACGCACCATTCGCCAAGGTCATCAGTTTCTGGGTCAATCGCCTGAACAATTGGCTCTTCTATGGCGCCATCGATCCGTCACTCGGCAAGCAAGGGGCCAGCCGCGACCCCTCAGCCATCCTGGTCGGCGGACTCAACCGGGAAACCGGCATCCTGGACGTTGTCGAGGCCGGCATCAAGAAGCGGCTGCCCGACCGCATCATCGAAGACGCCATTGCTTTGCAGAGCCAATACCGTTGCCTGCTGTGGTCGGTCGAAACGGTGCAGTTCCAGGCCTTCCTGTACAGCGAACTGGTCAAGCGCGCCGCTGCTGCTGGCATCCCCTTCCCGGCTCGCGCCGTGCAGCCGATCGCCGACAAGTTGCTGCGCATCGAAAGCCTGCAGCCGCACATGGCCAACGGCCTGATTCGCCTGCACCCGAGCCAGACCACACTGATCGACCAACTGCGCCACTTCCCGAAAGCCGACCACGACGATGGCCCCGACGCCCTGCACATGCTGTGGGTACTGGCCACCAGTGGCGCCGGCCGTTCCGGCGGTTTCCAATCAGTTCCCCGCCATGGCGGTCGCGACAGCGATGACGACCACGATGGCGGCTCCAGGAGAATGATGTAATGCCCACCATCGTCGACCAATGGGGCCGGCCGATCGACCGCGCCGTGCTCGCAGAGCCACAAACGTCGCGCGTCGCCAGTCTGGCCAATGAATATTTGACCGGCCACCTGGACGGCCTGACGCCATCCAAGCTCAAGAGCATCCTGCAGGAAGCCGACAACGGCAACCTGGTCGCCCAGCACCGGCTATTTTCGGACATGGAAGAGCGCGACGCTCACCTCAATGCAGAAATGGGCAAGCGCAAGCTGGCCCTGCTCGGGCTGGACTGGACGATCACGCCGCCACGTAACGCCACGGCCGCCGAGAAGGCACATGCCGAGTGGCTGACCGAGGTGCTGACCGATGCGGTCGACCCGATCGAAGACCTCATTCTGGCGCTGATGGATGGCGTCGGCCACGGCTTTGCACCGGTTGAACTTACCTGGCGCAACGAAGGGCGCGAGCTGCTGCCGGCTTTTCAGCCAATCCCCCAGGAGTGGTTCCAGCTCAACCAGGCGCGGCGCGAACTTCGCCTGCGTGACAACTCGCCGGAGGGCGCCGCCCTCAATCAGTTCGGCTGGGTCTTCCACGCCCACGGCAAACCGAAGCTAGGCTATGCTGGCCGGGCCGGCCTGCATCGCGTGCTGAGCTGGCCGTTCCTGTACAAGGCCTACAGCATTGGTGACTTTGCCGAGTTTCTTGAAACCTTCGGCCTGCCGATCATCGTCGGCAAATACATGTCCGGCGCCAGCGCCGAGGATAAATCCAGCCTGCTGCGTGCCGTCACCGCCCTGGGCCATGACGCCCGCGCCATCATGCCGGCCGAAATGGAGCTGGAGATCAGCAAGATCGTCGGCAGCGGCGACAAGTCGCCTCACCTGGCGATGGTCGATTGGGCCGACCGCGCCCAGTCCAAGGCCATCCTCGGCCAGACGATGAGCGCCGAGTCCAGATCGAGCGGCCTGGGTAGCGGTAACGCCGAGCTGCACCGCGAAGTCCGGCAGGACATCCTGGAGGCCGACGCCCGCGAGATCGCCGGCACCATCACCCGCGACCTGCTTTACCCGATGATCGCACTCAACCGGGGCGGCATCGACGGCCTGCGCCGCTGCCCGCGCCTGGTCTTCAACACGGCCGAGCCGGAGGACATCAAGACTTACGCGGACGCCATGCCCAAGCTGGTCGGGGTCGGCATGCGCGTCAAGACCGAATGGGCGCATGAGAAGCTGGGGATTCCACTCGCCAAGGATGGCGACCCGGTGCTCACCGTCGCCCAGCCGGCCGACGTGCTTACCCCCGCCCTGCGCCCAGAGCCCGGCCAGAAAACCCCCGCCGCCCTGGCTTCCCTGGCTTCCCTGGCTTCCCTGGCCGCCGATCGCGCCGCGCTGCAGCGCGATGCCTTCGACGACCTGGTCGATAGCATGGGGGACGAATGGGAAAGCGGCCTCGGCCCCCTGGTCAGCCCCATCGAGCGCCTGGCTGAAGAGTGCAAGGATTTCGAAGAGTTCCAGCGCCGCCTGCCGGAGGCCATCGGGCAGATGGATGCCAGCGCCGTGGCCGACCTGCTTGCCCGGGGTCTCTTTGCCGCCTACCTTGACGGCCGCGCCGTGCCCGGCAAGGCCAAGTAAGCCATGCCGGGCGAGCTGCTGCGCACTGCCTTCAATCTGCCGCCCGCCGAGGCGGTCGATTACTTTCGCCAGAAGGGCTACCGGATCGGCTTCGATCACCGTGATGTCTGGCAGCAGGAGCACCAGGCGGCCTTCACCGTCGCCAAGGCGATGCAGCTCGACCTGCTGATGGAAATCCGCGAGCAGGTCGACGCCGCCCTGGAGCTGGGCACCACGTTTGCCGAGTTCAAGGCCAACCTCAAGCCCAACCTGGTCAAGCGCGGCTGGTGGGGCAAGGCCATGATGAGCGACCCGCTGACCGGTGAGAGCAAAGAAGTCCAGCTGGGCAGCACGCGGCGCCTCAAGACCATCTACGACACCAATCTGCGCACGGCGCACGCAGAGGGGCAATGGCAACGCATCCAGGAGGCGAAGGCGGCGCTGCCCTACCTGATGTACGACCACACGCCGAGCGCCCACGAGCGGCCCGAGCATAAGGCCTGGGACGGCATCGTGCTGCCGGTCGATGATCCCTGGGTGCAAGCGCATTACCCGGTGAAGGCATGGGGCTGCAAATGCCGCATGATCCAGCTTGGCCAGCGCCAGCTCGACCGCATGGGCCTGGCTGTTGGCCAGGCGCCGGCGGAGAAGATGGTCAGCTATACCAACAAGCGGACCGGCGAGATGCAGGAGATCCCGGCCGGCGTCGACCCCGCCTTCGCCTACCCGCCGGGCGGTCGCCTGGCCAGCCAGGGCAAGATGCTCGCCGACAAGGTCGAGCAGGCCCCCGCCGCCATCGGCGCGGCCATCTTCAAGCAGGCGGCGCCGACCTCGATGCCGCAGCTCATGCATGGCTACACCGCCTGGGTCAATGCCATCGAAGCCGGCGGCACCAAGGGCATGGGCGGCCGGCGGGTGATCGGTGCGGTCTCGCCGACCACGGTCGATGCGCTGCAGGCTACAGGGGTCGAGCTGGCCAGCGCCGGCCTATCGGTCGAGCAGCGCGAAATCACCCATCTGTTTGCCGAAGAACGCAAGGCACACAAGGCGATGGGGCGAGAGTGGGTCTATGGCCTGCCGGAATCACTGGCCAAGCCGGACGCCGTGATCTATGACGCGACGCCGGGCAAGGAGGCACTGCTCTATGTGTGGCGGGACGGCGACAAGTACATTCGCCTGGCAGTGCGCCCGAACTTCAAGCTCAAGGGCGATGCCTATACCAATGCCGTGCGCAGCGGCCATGTGGTCAGCGGCCGCAATCTGCAGGGGCCGGCTTTCACGCTGCTTGAAGGGAAGCTGTGACCGGTGGGCGGGACGCCATCCTGGTTGAACCAGGCACTCCCACATGACCGTGCGGCCGAAGCCTGACGATATCTGACGGCGCTTTTCCAGACCCTCGCGCCGGTCGCAGCAAGCACAGTATAGGTCAATAAGCGGCAAGCAGTATAAGCCTCCGTGGCGCGTTAATTCTGTCGGCTGGATATCTCCGCCGCCACGGTGTCGGCAAAACGGCAATTAACGCGCCATTAACGCTATTGGCGAGCGCCTGCCCGTGCGCGATAGAGGTCTGGTTTTCATGAAGTGGGCAAAAACGATTTAAAAGGCTTTAGCGGACGGGTGTTTTCGTCGTGGGCACCATGGGTCCATGAAACCGAAACGCGCCGCCCTTACCTCCGCCGTTCCTGCCGTCGCCATGGCGGCCCTCGCCGTCGAGTTGTCGGCTGGCGCTGTTCCCGTCGACTTTCGGCTGATCCCGGCCGGCGAGTTCCGCGCCGTCGATGGGCGCCCCTTCGAGTGCCCGGCCTGGGTCTGTACCGACGAAGACGGGCTGCGCCTGGTTGCCGAGGCCAATGCCCGCACCTCGCCGCAGGTCATTGACTACGAGCACGGCACGCTGCACGCCAAGAAGACCGGCGTCAAGGCAATCGCCAGCGGTTGGTTCAAGTCGCTTGAATGGCGGCCCGGTGATGGCCTGTGGGTCATCGGCGCCGACTGGACGGCCGATGCCGTCAAGGAAATCGCCGCCAAGGCTTACCGCTTTATTTCTCCGGTTTTCAGTTACGACGCAACGACCGGTCGTGTGCAGAAGCTATTCCATGCGGCATTGACCAACGACCCTGGCGTCGATGGCCTCACCGATCTTGCCGCGCTGGCGGCCGAAATTCTTTTACCACCCACCAACCCACTGGAGAACTCGATGAACGAGCTGCTCAAGAAACTGCTGGCCGCTCTTGGCCTGCAGGAAACAGCCACCGAAGCGGAAGCGCTCTCGGCGGTGACCGGCCTGAAAACCAATGTCGCGACGCTGTCTGCCCAGGTGGCGGCGCCCGATCCTTCCAAGTTCGTGCCGGTCGCAACGCTCAGCGCGCTGCAGGGTGAGTACGCAGCGCTGCAGGGCAAGCTGGTTGCGCTGGATGCCGAAGTCAATGGCGGCAAGCTGGACAAGGTTGTGGCCGATGGCCTGGCCGCCGGCAAGCTGACCCCGGCGACTGAAGGCTGGGCGCGCGACCTGGGCGGTAAGGATCTGGCTTCGCTCACCGCTTACCTGTCCGCCGCGCCGGTCATCGTCAAGCCGGGCGAGACGCAGACCCAAGGCGCGCAGGCCGAAGGCCAGGGCGAAAAGCTTTCTGCTGCCGAGCTGGCGGTGTGCGCTGCCCAGGGCGTCGACCCGCAGGATTTCCTCAAGACCAAGCTGGCCAGCGTTTAACGCGCCACTGCCATTTCACAGGAGATCGTCATGCCTTTGACCCAAGACCGCAACACCCCAATCCGCGCCAGCGAGGACTTCGAGTTCGGCGTTGCTGCATCCACCAAACTCTACGCCGGCGGTATCGCCTGCATTAACGCTGGCGGCTACCTGACCAAGGGCGCTGCTTCGACCACCCTGAAAGCCGTTGGTGTTACCCAGGCCCAGGCTGACAACTCGTCCGGAGCCGACGGCGCAATCAAGGGCAAGGTCCGGCGCGGCTGCTTCAAGTTCGCCAACTCGGCCTCGGGCGACCTGATCAGCACGGCAGATGTCGGCAGTGATTGCTACATCGTCGACGACCAGACCGTCGCCAAGACCAATGGCTCCAGCACCCGATCCGTCGCCGGCAAGGTTCGCGCCGTCGATTCCGACGGTGTCTGGGTCGACTTCTGACCTGCTCTGCTCAAGAAACCCACCAGGAGATTCAACAATGAAATCCATCAAGATCGCAATCAAGGCTGTTCTGGCCTTGTCCATTGCTGCTCTGGCCGTTACGGCTGGCGCAGCGTTGCCGCCGCTTGCCCAGCCCGAACACGCCATCACCTTCGGCGCGGTCGGCATGCTGATCAATCGGGAAAACCTCAATGCCATGTACAACGGTTTCAAGACCGCTTTCGTCAAGGCGTTTTCCGGGGTACAGCCGCTGTGGTCGCAGATCGCCACGCTTGTCCCGTCCTCGGCAAAAACCGAGAACTACGGCTGGTTCGGCGAGTTTCCGCGCCTGCGTGAATGGGTCGGTGATCGTCAGGTGAAGAGCATTTCCGCTTCCGGCTATGCGATTACCAACAAGAAATTCGAAGCGTCCATTGGCGTGCCGCGTGACGATATCGACGACGACAGCTACGGCGTCTTCACGCCGCTGTTCCAGGAGATGGGCTACGCCGCCGCTACCCACCCGGACGAGTTGGTCTTCTCGTTGCTGGCCGCCGGCTTCACCACGCTTTGCCACGATGGCCAGTATTTCTTCGACACCGACCACCCGGTTGGCAGCGGCGTTGCCAGCAACCATGGTGGCGGCTCTGGCACCCCCTGGTTTCTGCTGGACACCTCGCGCCCGCTGAAGCCGCTGATTTTCCAGAAGCGCCGCGAGTATGACCTGAAGTCGATGACGGACGGCAAAGACGAAGCCGTCTTCATGCGCGACGAATACCGTTACGGCGTCGATGCCCGGGGCAATGTTGGCTACGGCTTCTGGCAGATGGCCTTCGGTTCCAAGGTGACGCTGGATGCCACTGGCTACGCCGCTGCCCGCTCCGCCATGCAGAGCATGAAGTCCGACGAGGGGCGCCCGCTGGGCGTCCGGCCGAATCTTCTGATCGTGCCGCCCAGCCTGGAGGCTGCCGCCTTCGCCGTCGTCCAGGCCGAGAAGCTCGCCAATGGCCAGGACAACCCGTACTACAACACCGCCAAGGTGCTTGTGGCGCCCTGGCTGGCTTGATCAATAACCCCGCCTGAACCCTAAAGCCCGGGCCCATATCGTTGGGCCTGAGCCGAAAACCAAACTGGAGAATTTCATGCCCCCGAAAAACACCCCGGCCACTACCGTTAAAACCGTTGAGCAGGAAGGCGAGTCTGCCGTCCTGGACGCCTCGGAAAAGCCGACGCACCGTATCGTCGGCCACGGCCAAAACGGATTCTGGCGCGCGGGCAAGCACTGGCCGGTCGAAGGCCTCGATGTTGTTCGCGATGACTTCGACGACGAGCAGTGGGCCGCCCTGGAGGCCGAGCCCAAGTTGTCTATCAAAACCCTGTAACGCAACACCACGGAGCGAGTCATGCCAAAGGGCAATTACGAAAAAACGAAGGAGTCGATTGTCCCGCTCCGTGGGGTAGTGCGAAACGGGAAGTTGGTCAGCCTCCTCGATCACGAGGGGAGCGAGATCGGCGCCCCGGTCACTGCGCAGCAGTCCCTCACCGGGAAGATTAGAAATCAGGTGGCCGGTAAGACCACATTGCCGCTCGGCCCGAACAACCGTTGCCGCAGCAACATCATGCCTATCGGCAACATGGCGCTGTCCGCAACGGCGTTGATCACTC